TCCAACTGCCGCCGCTCAAGGAAAACAACACAGTCGTCACCATTGTTGGCGAGGGACGGTTTAATTCCGAGCGACAGGCAGTAGTCCCGAATAACACCGGTCATGATCAAGCAGTTGCCCAGTGCCGTGTTCATGTCACCGCTCATGCGGCAGCCATCCACCTGATACTCGATGCGAGCTTCAGGAAGTCGGACATAACCACGGTTTGCCACCTGCCACTTAAGCAAAGTGGCCAACCGGGCACGGTCACGACCCCGAGCAAACGCACCCACATAAAGAGAATGCTCCCACTCGAGAGCTGGCACACTGACATGCTGATCAAACCTGGATGCATCAATGCCCACAGCCACTGGGTCGGCAAGGTCATCCCACATGCTCCGGAGTAAGCGGGCAGTTTGCCCCGCGTTATATCCCTTGAAGACAGTGGGTTGCCCAAATACCTTCCCAATAGCAGAATAGACTTTGTGCTCCAGGGGCCGGATAAAGGCTCCAACCGCGGCATTGTATACAGCACTGCGTGGCTGGATAATGCGGGGACAGGGGTCTGGTTTCTTATCCCTGTTGAGGAACTCAGCCTTGACAAACGAGGAGAGGTAAGCGTCCTTGCGTCGTACACCCATAAGATTCTTCCTGTCGACGGCGGCACGATACCGTTTGAGCTTAGCACCAGTGTAAAAGGCCAAAAAGGCCTCATCAGAACACGGGTGGTAGCGGCCCAAATTATCAAGAATCTCTTGACGGTACGACCTCAGCCGATGGTAGATATCCTTAACGGGAGCGGGCGGAGGCTCAAGGCCTGCACCACCCTCAACGCAATACACGCGCTCTCGAAGGGCACGTTGCACATTAAGAAGCGAATTGTTGTGCACGGTGACGTCGCCCACATGAAGGGGTCCTTCAACACGCAAACAAACGCGATCTTTTGGCGCGCCACCCAGCGGGGTGACCAACATCCGTTCATTGGGAGCGACTCGCTCAACCAATGTGGACACACCCCGGACTGGGACTAGGCTCGCCTAGTGCTGTCCAAACTCAAGTGAAGGGAGGTGCTCCTCCCCCTCCACCCAGTCCAAGATTTTACGCAGAGCACTGCGGCCGTACTTGGCACGGTATTGGTTAAGCCTCTCCCCAACTTCCCTCGTAGAGGCCAGGCGCTTGGCCATGACGTCGGTGCCTGTTGGGCTGAACACGAGGACCACAGCAAGTGGTACCACGTGCACAACGTCACAGGCACGAACATTGTACTCGGCCAGAACGTCGACACAGAGCTTCTCCACCATCATCTTGTTACTTGCAGCAGTGGAGGGGATGCCCCCCAACTTTGCCCGCACTCGATGCGCGATGGCAACAGCGCATCCACTCCTGTTGATGCACTTGCGCCGACCAATGCGCTTAGCCTTCGGAGTCAAATTCTTGAG